CGTTATAATGTCGTTAACAGTCTTTATATCCATGATGTATATGTGCTTTTATTATTGTGTGACTTGTAATAGGTGTCCTTGAAGTCTCTGAGTTGTTGTAGGATGGCCTCCTCTTTACGTTCTCCGATCTTTGTGTCCGCATCCTGGGCCATCTGTTGTGTCCAGTAGGAGACACCCATCGAAAGGGCATCAAGTCTATCATCGTGTGTTAACGCCCCTTTTTCTCGTGTAAGGCGAGAGAGCTGGAACATTAGCTGGTATTTTAGCTGTGTTTCGATGGGATACTTTTGGGCGGAGTCGTAGTCGTTCTTGATGACCTTAGGGTCGATAACAAGCCTGTGTTGGTTAAGGACGGGTTCAAGGGTGTCTACTATTCGCCTTTCCTTTTGGATGTTATGTCTGATCTCCTCGACGGTGCAAGGGTAGATCTTAGTGAGATAGGGCTTAATGATCTCCACAAACATGCCGTCACCAAAGTTACTTTCCACCACAATAACATTAACCTTGTTCATCTTGGCCTTCATGGTAAGGACCTTAAGAACCTTTTCGTCGTATCCTCCTTGCATACCACCGGCATCGGTAACATACAGGTAGCCGTTAAGCATCTTGACGACAGCCCAAGAGGTCTCGTCTTTACCACGTCCTGATGGGTCAATAGCAAGGACACTTCCGGTGTAAGGCACGTGGTCCCCTACAAGCTTCATAGGACGAAAGAAGCGGTCCCCGGTGAACCCGACGTTCGGCACAGTGCTGTCCCAAGCGTTCTCAGGGACTTGCGCCCACACAAGCTTTTCGGGTGCCGTCTCGTTATCAAGATCCATAACAATAAGGTCATTGATCTTTAATGGATAGCGGTCCAAGTCAGACAGCTTAGGGTCCAGCATGAACTGCATGGCGAACCCTGACTTACCATAGGATGCTTCACGCTCGGCTAGGTCGATGTCATTGAAGCGTGTGGGTTCGGTAGGGTCTCCGACGTTATCGTCATCGATACAGGAGTCAGCTATGTTACCCTTGTAGATCTTTTCGGACTTGTCCTTTGTTATCTTCTTTGCTGGCCACACGCGCATCTCGTAGTCACGCTCAAGCATCTTGTTATAGATACTGTCCTCACACTGAGGTGTCCCAAGGAAAAGGATGCGGCTGTTGTCCTCAGGCTTAAGGATAGCTTCGAACTCCTTGACTTGCTCTGAGAGCTTGTCACGCATCGACTGGGTGGCTGAGTTGTTAGGGACTTCTACGTCATCAGCAACAATGATGTCAGCACGGCTACCGGTAAGCTGGGATGTTATACCAAGAGACTTGACCGAGGGAGCGTGAGATGCTTGGGCTGGTCCGACATCAAAGGAGATCTTAGAGAAGCGTTGTTTATCCCCAGGCATCAGGTGAGCCAAGACGGGCATCTCGTGGATCAACCTAAGGGTGAACGTAGAGAAATCATCAGCGCGGTTCTTGGATGCCGAGACAACAAGGATGTTCTTTTGTGGATCTAGGAGGAGTTGGTGGACTACAAAGGCAGAACAGATCCATGACTTACCGACACCTCGGAACCCTTGGATAACACCTCGGCGTGGACCGTTTTGCATCCACTCGGCTATCTCATATTGGATAGGGGTGGGTGCGGGTAGCGTAAGGTGGTTCCATGTCATCCAAAGGAAGTTACGGAAGTCCTTAAGCTGTGGTGGGATGTCACTCATTCATTGACAACTTTATCAGTCGGATCTTCGAAGGGAAGTAAATTTACAAGTGCCTCCAAGGGTGAATCCTTAGTGATGCTTGCAGTGATGTTATTGTCCTTAAGTAACTGACGTGCAGCGTTTAACAAGGCAGGAGGTGCTTCACCACTTTTGATTTGGTCGATGAATGTGTCGATGAGAAGGTCTTGTAAACCCTCCATCTTGATGCTTCGTTTTTCGTCGCTCATTTTTGTTTATTCTTTAAGAGGTGTCGTATCTTTATTAACATATAGATCAACGTCGAGAGTCCTACCGCAATAGCCACAGTGGTGTTAACTTGTTCGAGTGTTATGTTTGCAATCAATCCGGTGATACCTACTAAGGGTGTATTGACTGAGGAGTTCATCTGTTATTATGTGGCAAGGGTGCTTCCGAAGACAACGAAGTCAACTTGACGCCCCGTAGCAACGCCTTCGGTAATAATTATTTCAAATTCACCTACATCTTTACTAGCAATGACAACCTGTCCGTCATCGTGTGAATTTCCGCTCGCGGCAGATAAGGACGCCATTACCGTGTAATTAGCTGAAGTTACGTTATTTAATAAATAGATTTTACGTTTAAAGTTTGTGACAGTTTCATTCTGTGTCTGTGTTATATCAACATTATACGATTGTGTAACAACCTGAGACGATTCTGTATCATAAGTTACTGATCCATAACACCTAGGAACTAACGGGCTGTGTTTAAGAACGTCAGGTGTTACTACACCATAGCTACCGCTTTGGGCTTCCATGTTAGCTTTAGTAGCTTTGGTCACCTTGTTTTGTGTTACCGCTTGATCGCCTATTTTAGTCTCCGTTACAGCTAGGTTGCCGATTTTGCTTTCTATAACACAACCAGTCGCTAGCTCAACTGATCCTACTGTTCCATTCTGGATTTTAGCCGCGTTAATAGCATTGTCTGCAATCTTCGCGTTAGTGACTGCGCTGTTAATTATGCGGTCTTCTGAGATTGAGTTTGTTGCAATCTTAGGAGCGGTCACAGCACCGGCTGCAATAACACCTGATGTTACACTTTGAAGACCAGCGTTTGTGTCGGCTGCATCCTCGGTCATCTCCTGTGCGGCAAAGAGACCTTGCTTATAGGCAGTATCGAGATCGCTTTCACTTAACACAGCGCCTGACTTAAAGTCAATCGAAGGTATAACTGAGGTGGTCCGATAGACGCGCACTGAGCTAGAAGGATAGATCAACGGGTGACTGTCCCACGATGCTCCTGTATAAGTAACAGTCTGGGTATCGAGGTTGACCGTGTATCCGTATCCGTCCCCGCTTTCTACGGTTAAAACAGTTCTGGCTCCGTTTGAAGCGATAGCAATAACAGTAATGTCATCGGCGCTTAATACGTCAAAACCATAGGTAATTGATTTACTTGTTACGTCGTCGGTTTCGTAGAATGATAGTCCACTTGTGTCAGGCATGGTGTTTTATAAGGTTGGGATAGGGTTGTTAAGTTCTTCAGAAACAGATTTTTGTAGCTGTCGTTGATTAGTGTTAATGTCTTTAACGCGTTGAATAAGCTCGGGAAACTCTGCGCTCATCTCACGTTTAGCCTTACGCCTGTAAGCGCCAAGAACTCTGTTAATCTCTTTAATACGAGGGTCTTTAGAGACCAGTTCAGCTTGTCCTCCGGCTTCTTTGACCGTCTTGGTGACAGCTTTAAACTGCCTTGAATTGACTAAACCTTTTAGCGCGTCACGCAAAGTGCGTCCGTTTATAGTTGTTGTAGATGTTAATTCAAGAAACCTGTCGTAGGCTTGTCGTCCTTCAGCGTTATAGAAGGTCTGCATGTCCGTTTCTTTGTTTCCAATAAAGTTTGGCGAAGGCATATCAAACCCGTGAACTAGCTCTTGTAAGGTCTTATCTACGCTGTCGTTCTTTTTACTTGATATGTAGATAGGATTCATAACACCAAGAAGTCCTAGTGGGTTTTGTTTATAAATAGCCTCACCTAAGAATGTCCTTTTGGGTGGTATCTTTTCATCAGCAATAGGAAGTTTACGTAACACCGCATCTAATACACTGCGTGATTCACGAATCATTACTTCACTTTCACCCATGTCTTTAAATTGGTTAACTGACATAGGCACTGCCATGCCACTAACAATATCTCGACCGATCTTAGGACCGTAGATGTCAGGCTGTTGCACTGCATTCAAGACGTTGTTTAGACCGCGAAGGAAAGACTTATCTGTTATATTTTCAGCCATTCCAAAAGCGAGCGCCATAAACGACTCTTGGCTTCCTTGCTCTATCTTTGGGTTCATTGACATATGTTCAGCAAAGTCAGCCGCAATTCCAATCATCGTCGCAAATGGATCAAGCCTTTGATAACTTACATATGTTGGATTGTTTTCATCACCAATAACAAATGAGTTAGGCTGCCATCCCGTAGCTCTAAGTGCTTTTAATTCAGCAGGATTACGTGGTCCACTTCCGGTAATCTTATCTTTGTTTAAGTAAGCGTAATAAAGCAATGCGGCGCTTCCTGCTGTAGCGGTAGCCATGCGTCCACTGTATTCAGCTTTCTGCATTGGACTCATTGCTGCCATTTCAGCACGTCTCTGCGCTGCGCGTTTAGACATCATTGGTGCAATCTGTTCGTAAGCGGCACCAAACATTGTCCTCTTTAACCCAAATGAAAGGATCTGTGCGGGCGTATTAACAAACGGAAGGATTAGTGTTAATGGCGGAAATTTCTCCCTCGCTCTGTTCACAAGACTAACGAACTCCCCTTGATTAGGATCAGTAAAGGTTACTTCCCGTGTGTATTGTTTGGTCTCTTCCAGAAGCTTTAGCGCGTCTTGATCTCGCAAGAATTTATCTTTATTCTCTAATGTTAATCTCCGTAGTTCATTGGGTATCAACATCGGGTTGTCTATCGCCTCACCAGCGCGTTCTCCTTTAAGAACGTTTTCACGTGCTTGTTTTGCGAGCTTAGACATTATTGCGCTTTCGCTATACATCGCTCCATCTTCCAAGAACGACTTTTCCATTGTCTGTTTAATCCAAGCTTCTTTGGCTTCAACTGGTTTGTTAATCCATTTTGGATCGGTGTAAACGTGGTTGGCCAGTCTTTCGCGTAGGTTAGATAAACCGGCTGCTGCTTTGTTCATGGAATCACCACCAGCGTTCAACGCAAAAGGAAGGTTAAACCAAGTGTTAACCCATCCCATCGCTTTACCTGAGGTGCTGTCCTTGTTCATTCCATAAAGCTCGGGGTCGAGCGCGTCAATGTTAGGTCTCCCATTTGCCTCGGTAAACGGCGAAGGACCACCTGTAACAACATCTGATTTTGTCCGTGTTGCTTTAGACCCTGCTTTAATAACCATACGGAAGTCCTCGGCTTGTTGGTGAAACTTTAGTGCTTCTTTAAAGACTTGCATTTGAGCCTCGTCTCCTCTCAGTGCGCCAACCCCTGCCCCTACGATGCGTTCCATCTTGGTTAAGAATCTCACTGCCAATGGCATAGACACGTTCAGTGTAGTGGTGGCAGGTCCAGATAGAAGGTTACGTTGAAACAGTCTAATACCAAAATTCGTAAACTTATCAAACCGACTCATCTGCGACATTTCATTAATCTTGACAAACGCATCCAAAGGACTTTCTCCATCAGCCGCAAACATCATGCGTTTCATAAAGGTGTCGAATCCTTTCTCCATGTCGCCAGGTCTAGATTTTAACCATGAGTTAACAGCCTTTTTAGTCGTGAAACCGCGTCCAGTGCTGTTAATGGCTTCGGTTCTGCGCTTCACATACGCGCTTTTTTGCTTTCGAAGTTCTTGTAAACGTGTTTTAGCGGGAGTCTTAAGAAGACGGTTACGGGCTTTTTGAGCGTTACTGAGTTCCACAAACTGTTGGTCTGTTAACTTCGAAAGAGACTGCACCTCTTCAATGACTTGTTGGATGTCATTCTCTTCTCGGATCATCCGTTTAGCCGAATCAATCCTAACAAGTATATCCTCCATTTCTGGATCAGCTTTGATTTCATCGGGAAGTGGTTTTCCTTTAGCTGGCTCATCTCCTTTCAATAGTTTGTTACGGAGTCCATCCAAGGTTTCCTGTGCGCTGGCAATCTTAACTTTCCGATCTGCTTTAGATTTAACAATCTTTCGAAGTTCAGCAACCGTAGTTGTTGTGGTTTTCTTTGCTTCAGATGCACGTTGTCTCTCAAGCTCTTTCGTTTTAACGCGAGCTTTATAATCTTTAGCGTCCATCGTATCAACGTAATACTCCTCTTCACGCAAGGTAATGATGTCTTGTTCGTCTTTAAAGGCTTGGTCGTGATACTTAATTTTCTCTTCTAACGAACGCACCTCCTTATTCAGCTTGTGTGTATCAGCGTCATCATCTTTAGGTGCCTTTGCTTCTCCTGTTATTTCATCTGGATCTTTACCAGACAGACCTGCTGATTGTTTACGTTTAAGTTCTAGTTGCTTCTCTAGAGTAGCCTTACGTTTTTCAAGACGTTCTTTTTCGTTTAAACGCTTACGGTTGATTTCTTTTTGTTTAACTTTAGTTCCGTTACCAGAGGAAGGGTCAATGGCTTGGTCAGCTTCATTTAATATCTCGTCCACCGTCTCATCCATGTCTTGCAGATTTATCTCTGCAACCGCGTCTGCAAGGTCGTCATCGTCAGCAATGACCTGTGCCATAGCTACATCATAGTCTTCGGTTTGTTTTGTAGCTGCGCTTTTAATTCCAAGATTCTGCTGCATGGCTTGTACAAACCCAGTCTTACGATCTAGTAATCCTTTAGAGAATTCGGTTCCATAGTTAGCTTGAACAGCAGTAAAGTATTTCAACCTACGTTGTTCTTGTGTAGCAAGGATCTTTATACGGTCGAGTTTTACCTGAGACGCTCCACTCGCTTTTAGTTTGTCCCATTGGGCTCCAAGTGTTGTTAATTGATCGACTGAGGCTTGCATACCAAACAACGCAACTTGTTGTCCGGCACGTGCTTCCTTCATCGCTGCCAGCTTTGAATCGTCGTCCAGAAGACCGCCTTTAATAGCTTTATCAATTCCATCCGCGTTCATTCCGCTTGCCCGTAGAATCGTCATCATTTCGGCGGCTCGCTTTTCCGGGCTTGCAACGTCCTTTGCTACTAACTCAGGAACAAACCGTTTAAAGATGTCGTCCATTTCCGCTTTTGTTTGGGAACCTAAGATGGCTTCCGTAATACGGGCGTTTGCCATTATGGCTTGCTCACCACTTACACGTTCAAACTCATCTGGTAAATCGGTTTCAAAAGGATCGACACTCCCCTCAGGTTCCGCTTGTCCGGGTTTTGGTCCGGCAATCAGTTTATCAACATCAACATCCTCAAGCTCTTTTTCGACTTTTTTAGACATCTCCTGTCCTTCGGGAGTTTCTGTTCCGCTTTTTACAAGCGCCTCATCGTGATCGTCTTTTGCTTGTTTTAGTTTTTGGGCAGCTTCGGGTGTTCCATCAAAGTTCTTGAGAGACTTTAACAATTTAGCGCCGGTCCACACTAAGCCTCCAACAGCGCCTCCGATGGCTCCTCCTTCAATAACATTCTTGATCCGACCCTCAAACTCGGAGTCTTCTTGGTTAGACTTCAAGTATTCTGTTACCGGGTAAAGAAGATCCGTATGTTCCGACAGTAAGTCGCTTAAACGAGCTTCATGGCCGTCAAAGGCGACGAAGTCTGCTATGGCTCCTGTTGATATTCCTTTAATTGTTTTAGCTGTTTTGCTAGTGAATTTAAGAGCGGTGGCAGCTTTACCTGCTTTACTTAACAAGCCCACGGCGAATCCACCTGGAATCAATCCAGAAGCAAACTGTGTAATACCTTCAGCAAGTCCTCCAGCAATTCCCGTCGGTCTTCCGAAGGCTCGTTTGTTATAGAACTCTTCGTCCATGTCAAACATGTCACCAAGAACCATATCTGCGACACCTACCAGAGACCTGCCAAATCCTTCAAACCCTGATGCAACGCCGACTGCGACATCCTCAAGAATACCAGGATCGTCTTGTTCAGTGTCACCGGGAATGTCTAAGTGTTCGTAGTCAGGGTCAGTTAGTGAAGCCCGCATTGTGAGGTCGGGCGACGACATTGATGTGAAAGAATTAACCGTCTTTGGAAATATATTCATATGGTAAAATTATTTATTGTTATCTTCTTTTGCGGGAAGTCCGAAGCCTATCTTACGCGCTAGTTCTACTTGATCAGTTCGGAATTGATTCCGCTCTTCCTCGCTCCCACCGGGAAAATACATATTAAACAATTCGTCTAATTTATCGAACACGTTGTAAGCTCCTTCCCGTGCTGCATAGTAACTATAGATGTGCGTCTTAGGCGTTTCTTTTCTTTCGTAAAGTGGAGGAGTTCTATTTTTACCGTCAGGAGAAACACCTTCTGGGTTTAAGTCGAGCGAGTAAGAGGCATATTTTGATGGTTTAACGGCGGCCCCGTTTCGGTGTATTTCCATAGGCAGGCCGATGTTTTTTGAACGTGCTATAGCCTGTTTTTGTATTTCTTCTTCTTTTCCAAACTGTTTTTTACGAGCGAAATGACCTGCATTGATTGCGTGTCTTTTATAGTATGATCCTTCGTTTAGCAGTGTTTTACGATAAACTTGCTCAATCAACTTTTGACGTTTAGTTATATCAGGGTTGCTATTTAACATCGCTTCTCTAGCCGCCTCATCTTCCATAGTTTTGTTAAAGCGGTCTAGAGCTTGTTCCGTTGTTTCATCCGGCAGCGTTGGAACGATCTTTCCGTCTTCGTCTAGAAGGTCATTATCTTGCTGCTGTTGTTCCAAGGCTTTCGCAACTTTTGCGGCGGCCCTTTCCGGTGTATCTAATATAGTTACACCTGCGTCTCGTTGTAGATCACTTAGGTTATTTCCACTTCGGAACTTATTAGCTTGTTCTCGTAACGCAGCCAAGGAGTCATCAGATATTTTTCCCGCTTCTTCTGTGTAGTATTTTTCTACTAGATCACGGTAATACGATTTTATTCCTACTGTTTCCCCTTGTTCGTTCATAAGGTCAAACACGCGGGCTTTCTTGTAACCTCGTTTTACAAACTCTTTAATAACATCTCGTTCGGCTCGGGCGTTTGCGTCTTGCCAAGCTTCTAAAGGAGCCGCATAAAGGATCTTGTTCCATGATTCCTTGACCGTGGTTCCCCAGTCGTCTTCTTTCGTGACTTTCAATCCTGATACATCTTTTCCAAGTTGCTCCCATTTTGCAACAATAGCGTCTGGATCTGTATATTGACGTTTAAGATCAGCCGCTCCAAGACCTTCAAAGATGGGTCTTCTGTTGTCAATCAAGGCGTAGAAATCGACATTGTCGTCATTGATGTCAAACCTCGAAATTAACTCCTTTACGCGTGACGCTTCGGTAATAATTTCGTCGCGCTCCTTTTCTCCAATCTGAGAATTTCTGTAAAGCTTGTATGCGGCGACTATTTCTTTTGACAACGCTTCATCTGCTTTGTCTGTCGTGAACTCCCCATCTTCCGTTTGAACTAAGATGTTAGCGATGTTGATTTTATGCTTATCAGCAAGGTCATCTCCTAAGGGGTCATCCGCGTATTCCCTACGCCGTTCTTCCGTGTCGATTAGTCGCTGTAGTTTTGAGATGTAGTCGTTAGTGTATCGTTTACCATTTAATAACAACTTTCCCTCTTTTACTTGCTCCAAGAACGTGTCGATAGTGTTTAGGTTTTCTTGGATGTTAGCTCCAAGGTTATCGAGTGACCTCTCTTCAATTTTCTTTCTCCATGTTGTAGAAGTGTGGTTTTTTATAATTCCTTTTTGAATTGAGTTAAGACCATCAGTGTATTTCGCATTGTCTATCGCATTAAGCTGTTTAGCTTTATCAGTCCTCTCTTTTGTTATAGTGTTGACAGAGAGTTCTGTTTCCTGTTTTGGAGTCAGCTTAACTGGTTTGGTGTCTTTTGTTATCGCTCCGTCTTCGCCGTCGTTAATGTAGGAACCATCTCCTTTAGGTTGAAGCCGTCCTTCGCTAACAAGTTTAAACACACCTTCGGGGGTCGTCTTGCTTGAAGCCTTTTCAATTTTGATTGGAACGTTTTCCAAGTTAAATATCTTACCTGTTTCATCTACCAGTGAGACCTGAGAAAGAACGCTCTCTTTACCTAATTGTGCGGGATTACCAGCGACGCTTACGTAATCAGCACTTCCGCTCATAAATTGTTCTAGAGAGTTTAAGTCGCTGTCTGCTTCCTTTTGGATTGTCTCAAGCCCTGCTGAACGAATCCTTGGACCACTCTGAGGCACTCTCGGTAATTTAGGTTTCTCTTCGTTAACAATAGGATCTTTCGGCTCCACTTGAAAGGGATCATCGGACGGAAGAAGTGTTCCCCCTGCTGCTTCAATATAAGCCACACCCGGCACCGGATCGCCCGGAAGACTCGGTATTTCTCCGTCATCGTTAACCTCAAGAGCAGGTGGTTCATCCGACGTGAAAACATTAGAATCATCTGGTAAAAGTATGTTATCAATCGCAGATGCTTCAGTAAATTTATGTTGTTTTTCAATTAAGGTAGCATGGGTTTTACCAGCGAGTCCCGGAATTCTACGTAACATCTCATTGTGTAACGCTTTTTGGTGAGAGGAATTCGCGACCATTGCATCTACTTCACCTGGTATCACGTCGTTGTAACGCTTCTCAAGCTCTGCAATTGGGTCTTCAGAGTTTAAGATTTTGTTCATCTCTGATGGAGAAGCGTTTGATAACTCAGCCTCTAAGGTCTGTAACTTTGGAATGACCTCCGTCTTTAACACCTGACGATACAGTTCTTCATCAACGGCCTCTTTTTGGAACAAGTCATAGATAAAACTTTTTGCTGATTCGTCGCCGCCTTCGGCTCGTTTCTTTAGCTCCTCTTTAATCTCCATAGGGGACATCCCTTGGACTTTCTCGATCCCCGCTTGTTGTTGAATGTTTTTAAATTGACCAGCAAGTTGAGGAAACTGATTTAACGCTTTCGATAATTGGGTAAACGAGTTCTCCTTGGGAGTTTCTTGTGTTACTACGTTATATTGACCGCCACGGCTGATTGTTGATCGCAGTGAGACTTGACCAAGATTAACATCAACTTTCTCCCGTGTGTCCTGAGAGAGTGCTTTTTTAAGATCTTCTGTTGTCATTTAAAATTGTTATTTAACTGGAAACACCTGAGCGGTTTGCATTGCGGTTTGCATTCCTTGTAACCCTGATTCCAATAGGCTGGCTTGTTTGATTGGCTGGTTGATTCTAAGCTGGTTCATTCGTGAGCGTATGGCTCCTTCCTCTAATTCTAATCCAGTCTGTTGTGCTTGCATCTTCTGCTGTTGTTTTTCAGAGAACGCATACCGTGCTTGTTTAGCTGTTAACGAATCGGTCAACCTCTCTAAGGACATACCAGCAATGCCTGACTCCGTAAGAGCAATTAGACGCGCACGTGATTTTGCCTCCATTGTCTGAACTTGCGCGGCTTCGGTGCGTTGTGACCGGGCGGTGTTCTCCTGAGCTTCTCTAAGTCGTATTGCCGTGTTAGCACGTTGCGCTCTAACTTGTTCAGCAGCAGAGGCTTGCGCTTGAGCTTGTTCTTGGGCGCTTGCCGCAGCCTGTTGCCCAGCATAGGATGATACAGCACTAGCTATACCCATCGAGATAGGTTCACACATAATTGTTATTTAGATAAAGAGGGATTGATTTGGAATGAAAGGAAGTCGGTGGAGTCGTCATCGGAGAACTCAGCACCACACCACTTAAGCCATCGAATAGCTGTGGTGTTTTGGACGTGGACGTGGTTGACACATGGTAGTTTGTAGTGGTTAACAATAAAGGAAAGCCAAGCTTTACTAGCTTTAGCAAACTCAAAGCCCGCAACTTGAAGCAGCCTATCGGTCATTAACAACCAGATGTAGTTAGTGTTATCCTTGATAAGCTCACCAATCCCAAAGCAAGCTAAGGGAGCGTGATCATCTTTGGCGCATATGGTCCACGTGTGGTAGTCTTGCTTTAACCCTAAGGTTAGGGCTTGTGTTGGGGTGGACCCACTGGTTAACAAACATTCAAGCTTGTCGATGTGGCGCATGTTGATGCCTACCTCTTCACAGTCAGATTTACGGGCTGACCTAAGGTAGACGTTATTATATTCTAGTTGAACGGGTGTGGACGTTGGCTTCGAATTCACAGGCTTGGAAGTTAGATGCAAATGCACTTGAGTTAACAATCTTAATAAGCGAATCCTTGGCTTGTGTAAAGATCGAGAATCGTAACTTACCGTCTTGTGAAAGCAGAGTGTCCGTCGAGGTGATGTTAATGACGTTAGGACTGTAGGTAAAGATACGCTTGTCTCTAGCAACTGGTGTTACCTCAACTTGGAAATCCACAGCATCCGTAAAGAACAAGGTGCCGTTCCTAAGTATCATACGGGCAAGTCCCGAGGACACTGGTGGGTTACCTTGTTTGAACACGGGCTCACTAAAGGTGTATTCTAGGTTGTATCGAAGACCACTGAAGCACGTCCGGTTGTAGGACTGAATACTTGCTTGGTTACCGTTGACAAAGTTAACAACTACTCGGTTGCCGTGGCTGTCATACACCTCAACAACATCATCAGGACCGGGAGTGAACCCAAGGTCGATCAAGGTGTCCGTAGGTGTGGAGGTGGGGTTACCAACAAAGTCGTCCTTCTTCTTGAGCATGTCAAGGTGGATCGTAAAGCCGTCAAGGGTGTCGTCCTCAAGCCGTAGCTCTTCACACTTCATCTCAGTCAACAGGGTGTCGCCATCTTTGTTACCAACAACAAACAGGGAGCTATTGATGAACTCTAGGCTTAGGACATTGAAGGGCATCTTGAACTTGCTCCATGAGCTAACAACCTTTTCCCGTCCGTTAAAGAAATACTTGTAGACGTAGATGGTGTCGCCTCCTGAGCTAAGAGCAATGAGGTCGGTAGCTGTTGACCCTGATGTTACAAGGATGTTACCGTTGGTGATGTATCCTGGAACTTGTGTGGTAATGTCATCCGAGTCGTAAACGTCCGTGGTGGCATTGAGAGAATACTCTTGCATACCGAGGAAGTTACCACGCTTAAATGGGAAATAGACATAAGAGCCAACAGCAAGGGGATCTTCGGATGTGTTAACATCATAGTTGGTGACTGCCTCAAGAGTGATTGTTTCGTTGGTCAAGGGATCACCCTTAAGAACAAACTGTCCCCGGTCGGCAAATAACAACAGGTTCTCTTGGAACGCTACACTGCTTCGAAGGTTTGTTACGTTAGCGGTTGCAGATGTAACATCAATCGGAGCGGTATCCAACAGAGTCCTTACGGTGGTCCTAAAGAAGTTAAAGAGTTCTCCGGCTTCCGAAAGCACCACAGAGTCCTCATAGATGAATCCTAGGCGGTTCTTAAAGAAGACAAAGTTGTTGAGCTTCTTGCCGACAAAGGATGGAAATGGGTTGGTCTCATCATCGCCTGACTTACGCTTGACCCACCCGGTAGTGTTAACTGTAAAGGTGTTTACCCCGGTGTTAACAAGCTGAAGGGGAAGGGTGTTGGGGTCGAGAGCGATGTCGAGGTCTGGTCCTACGTCTTCTACCCAGCCGCCTTCACCAAAGGATTGACCGTCGTTAGTCTCAAAGCGGAGATAGTAGTCGTCCTCGTTCGCGTCAGCAGAACCACGCACAGCAACCCGGAAACCATCAGGCGCACGCACAGGGAGATCCGAAAGGGCATCGACTTCCTTGTGGACGAGTCCTAGACCAGAACCAGCAAGACCATCGAATGCTTCAAGGAAGAAGTCTTGGCCGTCATTGCGGTTGATGAGGATAGAGCCGTCTTTGTCCTTTGAGGTGTAAGCGTCGGCTACAGTTGCGCTTGTGACAGGCTCGACTGGGTTGCTCGTCGATACAACAATAACATTGCCATCGTAACCACCCGCATTGTTTAACGCTTTAGTAAATTCTTGAGAAATGTTGGAGGTGTCGGCAGCGCCTTCCTTGGCTGTAGTCCCCGCTTTTTCCGTAACAATATGAACTTCGTCATAAGCAGGGGACGCAGGAAGTGTTGATGGGTCCGCAAAGCTTTGTGAAGTGTCATACATTACGCTTAACCCTTTATGGAGAAGGCTCACACCTGTAACCACCCCTGATTGTATCGTAAGAGAAAACTCAGGACGCGTCTGCCATTCTACTGCGGTTGGGAACTCAATCGTAGGCTCATCACCTTCGTAACCGGACCCACCGTTATTAACACTAATAGTGTTTATTTGATAGATGTATTTATTATTTCTTGAACCAGTACGCGCCTCTGACCAAGTAACACTAAAAGTTGCGCCACCTCCACTAAAGGTTCCTTTGTCTCTAAACTTAAGACCATACTTCTTAGCGTAGTCGCCTTGTTTAACAAACACTAAGGCACGTGACGAATCAAGGGGTTCGGACTTCTCGTCTGTCTTAGCTACAGTAACATCAGTGTTAAGAAGGAACGTGCTGTCCCCTATGGTAAGAGCTTTAAGCTGTTCGTGGGATTTGTTAGCTGTTGCGAGTTTAAGATAATCACCACTGACCGTGTAGCCTCCTGTGTTTCCTTCAATCTCTGCTTCGTCTCCTGTTTCTAGGTTAAACACCCGGATAACACCTGAGCCGTCACCTGTGGTCCGATGCTCAATAGTAACAACATACCTTTCAGTCTCACTCCGGTTGATGAAGTGCAGGAAGTCACCCTCAAGAGCTACAGCCCCTAAGTTGTCTATGAGCCGTGCCGGAGGACGCTTAGTGAGTCCTTTGGTGACGGTGGAAAGACCGTTGATCTGTTCCTCACATTGACCAGCTAGGCGCACCTGGGGTGACTGTTGGCTGACCCCTTGGATGAGGTTAGGAACGGTAGTTGTTATGTTGGCCATCGTTTAAGCAAGGTCAGTGCGGCGATTGATGCCGATTCGTGTAGCAGTGTCGTAGTTGTCGAAGATGGTTCGATCAGAGTTGTTACCTTCAGCTTCTTCCATAGCTGCCTTGGCGCGAATCTCATCACGGTAAATAAGTGCCTCAATCTCACGGGAGCCAACAAGTCTGTTAGCAAACATCCGGGATGCTTTGAGGGCAATGTAACGTCGAGCCTGTTCTGGTAGCTCTTCGTATTCAAGTAAAAATGTTATGTTAACCTTAAGCTCGTCTTCAGTGAATACATCAGTGTAGTTCTTACGGTCAAACAATGTGGTGCCTCGTTGGACTACATCGTAGGTGGTGTCAACTGTGTCCACTTGTAGGACGTTGTCAGGTAACACAAACTTATTGGAGGCGTTGGCTTCCAACTTGTAGTCTTGGGCTGTGTTAAAGTGCCACCCATCTTGTTGAACCTCACGTGACACTTCGTCAATAACACCCTTAGCCAGTGCAGCAGATGGCGGCAAAGCAGTAGTGTTAGCAATAGAGTTTACAGGTGCTTCGGTAACGTAACCGAGCATGGTGTTAACAGCGTCAAGTTTGGAGGTAAGGGTAGCCATAGTAATTGGGAAAAGGAAAAGGCCGCACCCCAATCATTAAAGAAAGGAGTGCGACCGTTGGGGTTATTAGGGGGTATTAGGGGGCGGTTACTTCAAAAGCAGCCTCGGGGCGAAGGACGCCGTGGCCCATAGCATACTTAGCTACGAACAGGCTTCCTTGGAGTTCGACCTTGTAGTCGCTTTCGGTAGCAAGGTCAAGGAGCTTGACAGTTCCGATAGCCGATGGGTGTCCACCGATGATCTGAGTTTTTGACAAGTTTCCGTTGTAGCCAGCGCCGTTGGAACCTCCACCAAACACGTCATTCTTGACGGAAGATGAACCATCTCCAGTAGACACGCTTGAAAGGTCTTCATCAACATCAGCAAGGTGGTTGCTCTTGTAGATGTTAATACCAGCAACCATTGGGATGCGACCAGTAGCAACATCACCACGACCACCGAAGTCACGATTAACAACTTCCTCACCTGAGGCGATCAAGGTGTAGTAGTCTTTAGGTTTAAGGATAGCGAAACGCTTTCCGTCGTTAGGGATGTCGTTCTCGTCAAGCTTCTGAGCAGCCTCAAAGAGGACATCTTGGATGTTCTGACCGGTTAACGAGTTAAGGGCGACAGTGCTGTTGATAGCGATCCCGTCTATACCATCGTATCCATCAGATGCAGAGGTCTTAAGTGCAGATTCAGTACGTGCAGCAGCCGCAAGGGTCTTCATGGTTGCAAGATCAAAACGCTTGGCAAGAGCCTTACCGAGTTCCTGAGCATAAATGCTTCGGACATCGTAGTGGTTCTTAAGCTCATCGATGTTTGCGATGAAGGTTGAAGCAAGTAGGACATCGTCAATGCTGATAACTTTCTCAGCGTGTTTAATAGCACTGAGGTAACTGTTACCGGCGTCAGCAATGTTCTGACCTGGGGTGTGGTAGTTAGCGGTAGCAATACCAGTTACTGGGAACTGAGCAGACTTACCGTTAGCAATAGTCCGAATCGTGTGAAGTCCTTTCATCACGTTGAACTCTTCGAATGTGGTCAGGATTTCTCCTGAGAACACCTTGAGGAACAAAGCATTCGCATCACCTGCCACGTTAACTTGTCCCAATCGGGACGCGGATGTATCTCCGTTAGCCATAATAGTTGGTTTTTCTAATTGTTGTTGTTAAGGTTGTCCTCATTCTGATGTGTCCATAACCGGGTTCGGAGTTATTGATTGTCCACCGCAGTGGGTCTCATCGTCGGCCTCGGGGGAGTCTATCTTTATGATGACGTTTGGTTTAAACACCACCAAGCTACTTATGCAGCTTGTAATAATGGTGAAAGTTGTTGTGTTATCTTCACAGCCGTGCCATGAGGTAACAGTAAGGTAGTTATCGCCTATGTCCGTAAGTGAACCATAGACTGAGCATTCAAGGGGACCATCGGTTGCATCTTGCACGTGGTCGAGGAAGTCTATTTGAATAACATCTCCCAGAGCTACTTCTTCTTTAAACGCAGCTTTACACGTGCAGCAGGGGTGTTGGCAACAAACTGTTTGCCCTTCGATCCTGCACGCTTCTTCTTGCGAGCTGTTGCAGCCCGTTGAGAGATTGATAGGCTGTTGGCTTTTGATCTTGGAAGACATCTATCGGGGTTCTTTTTGTTCTTTGAGGTTCCACAAGCGCCTTTGATTTTACCATCGGTTCCTACTCGGACCCAGTCTTGCTTACGCCACTTTGCTAGTTCACCCACGGTTCTTCTTACGTTTGATTGTTAATTTAGATCTCTTCTTACCTTTTCCGTAGTTAGGATCTTTACAGTATTTAGATGCCGCCATATTAGCGTAAGCACTTGGATACTTATCAAACGTGCGCTTCGCCCATGCGATTCCTTTAGGACAGATTTTAGCCATGATTGTTATTCAATAAAACTTGTTGAAATGATTGTTACTTGGCTCAAGTCCCCTTTCCTTTCTTCTTCTTGGACATGATCTTCAACCCCTTCCGCTTGGCTGCTTTCTTAGCTGCTTTCTTACCTTTGGGGGTATACGGATACGACTTATCTCCTACTTTGGGCATAATGTTGTTATTGTTAGTGTTGGGGTTGTGGTTCAGCATTTCCACCTTCTAAGAGCTAACGCTTTTCGGGTGGGCCTGCCTTTGGAATCTTTCATCGGGCCTTTAACGCCTGACATCCGCGCACAAAAAGACCGCTTCCTCGGGCCTCCCTCTGGTTGCGGTTTCTTTAAGTTACTACCTGTCTTTCGGTTGTAATACTTGCGCCCTTTTTCTGTTAAGCCTCCTTTGTCTGACTTGTGTTCTTTGCGAAGGGACAATCCTTTTCTTTTAGCGGGCATGTTGGTTGTTCTCTAGGTCGTTTATGTAATGTAACATCTCCCCCACCGTCTTCTTCTGGTCCTTTGTCCACGTCTGCTCTTTTGCCTTCTCTAAAAAGTAAGGGAGCTTTGTCGGACGAAGAGTCGGAGTGCATCCACTCATCAATAACATCACGCATGTTGCTGTGACGCTCAACATATAGTTTCTCTTCATAGGCTTCCATAAGACCACGAAATGCCTCTGCTAACCGAGGAAACGATATAAGTAACTTGACTAGCAGAGACACAGACATGTGGCGCGTGTGTGGTAAGGGTTGTTATTTTTGCTTGGCGCGGCCAATGTTAAGGGCAAGGAAATCAACAACCTTGTAAATCTTCTTAACCCACCCGTCGTCTGTAGGAGTAGGAGTAAGAGCAGCGATAGCGGAACAAGCAGCAACCACCATTGAAAGGGCGGCTAAGAGTTCCTGGGTGTTGTCGATGATGTAAGTAATAATAGATGACATAATTAGAATGCGGTTGTGACTGATAGTCGTTGTGAGACTTGCTCCCGGTATTTGTTATCGTAACTATAGCGCGGGTCTTGCATAGCAATCGTCATCTCCTTAGAGGAGCTAAAAGGCACGGCCCCGGCTGTTCCCGAGGTGTCCCCTTGGACAAGAGAAACAGGTGTTCCACCGTCCGACTGAAAGCGAGCATAGAGACCACGGATAGCCATAGTTGCTGCGTTAACATCCCC